CCAATAATATAGTTTAGCTGTTCGTCTGAAATTTCAATACAGATAACTGGAGAACCTAACATCATCTTGATATAGTTTCTCATTTGAGCCATATTTTGAATCATTGTTGATTCAAGAACCGGATCTGTTTGACACGGCTGCGGTCTTGGTGGCATTGGAGGTCTTGGACCAGGATGAGGTGGTCTAGGACCAGGCTGCGGTGGAAAGCTTGGATTTACACCTGGAGGAGGCATTGGTGGTCTGTACTGTGGCGGCATTGGGTCACCAGCTGGACCATTAAAATTCATCGGGTCTTTTGTATCCATACATTATTTATAGTTTTTATTGAATTTGCTTGTTATAAATATAGCATGGCATATCAAATGAAAAGTAAACGCTATTTCGAGTATAGATTAACTCGTGATAAAGGCAGATCGACTGACGCTTCACTCGGTTGGTCAATGCAAGTAGATGACATTAATAAAGCTGACCTCTATACAGATACCGATACTAAAGGCGATTATGAAGAAGAGCATCCGCTTAGCGAAGCAACATCAGACTATGGCTGGATTACGCCATACGAATGGTTTTCAAAGAAAGACAGTGAAAACGTAGATACTAAAGATAAGACTATTCATAATGGTTGTCTTGGTATTGAAGCTCGTGGTGATGATAAATTTAAAGGTAAAGTTTGGTGGTGTGATGACTTAAGAAACTGGTGCGTTTACGAATCAGACTGTATTTCAGATCCATATTGTAATAAGTTTAACTTAAAAGTATGGAATGGCCATGATGGATTTGAACCAGTTATTTCATATAGAGTCGATGATAGCGATAAAGATTTGGAATGGAAACAATGGAAACCTTGGCAAAATACTATTTTGAGTAATATATTCCAAAGCGGTAATACTATCACTCATCATCGTGGTATGAATGGCCCTGATTTGATGTTTGGCCCTGGACCATTGTCATTAGTTGAATCTATTGTTTTACAAAATGCAGATAGATACTCTATTAATTCTGCCGAACAAGGTTTTAAGGCTAAACGTGAACCACGTATTAGACATATTGAATCTGAATCTGAATTTAATGCATTTGATAAATTAACAAAGATCAATGTTAACGGTAATACTCGTTATGTTATGATTAAGTTTAGAAACTGGTTTACACAGAAACAAGGTGATTTATCAAAATGGTTTGAAGGTAATCCGTTCTTACAGAAACATTGTATGGACTGTGTTGATACAACAACTGAACGTAGTAATACATGGGATAACTTTAGAATGGTTGACGGTGTTATTACTTGGAAAGAAATTAACCATGCTAAGGGTTTCTATAATTGGGATAATGATATATATTATGCAGATAATAATATCGATTTGAAACCAAAAGCATCAGCAGGTGGTGGCGCTGATGTCTATAGCACATGGAAGGTTAATGGTTCAAACCAGCCTGGTTATGCATGGAAACGTAGTGAACAATCGAGTGATTCATTAAAAGCATATTCTGAGACTCACGATTTGTCTGCACCAATTTCTCCATATGACATTCGTATATTCTGTAACAACCATTTGTGCTTGTCTGAACTATCGTCTGAAAAGATTTTCGCTGTATATTTTTATGATGAAAATTTTAACTTGTGCTATCAACCGATGGCGAGTGGTAGTAGCCCAACTAATGAGTGGAATACTCAAGATGCAATGAAGACAACTCTTCATGGTGTAGAATTAACGACATATCCAGTTTATATGAGTTATGTTGATTTGGAATTTTTGTTTGGTAGCCTTGAAACGATGCGTGAAGCATATAGCCTGCATATACCTAAATGTCATCATGCGTCTGGTAAAGATGGTATATGGGATTTTAAACAAGAAAGATGGGCTAATGCAAACCGTAGAATGTTACAAAAAATGGCATATGCTGTTTATAATGACCATTTCTGGAGTGACCACGCTGTTCCAGAAGAAGGCGTTGTAGTTGGTTGGCAATTAGTTGATGATAGTAATCCGGCCACACAGGAACAAATTTTTAAGAATCTTAATAAGATTGTTGACACAAGAATTGTTGGCGGGTGCTCATTTGCTAATTCAAATTATTTTAATGTTGTATTTCAGAAAGATGCAACTACTATGGGTATATTAACATGGCAAACATTAAAGTCTAAATATGTTGATGGTTATGTAACACAGGAAGATGACTATGTTGGTAACCTTATGATGGGAGCATATGTTAATACATGGTTTGGCGCACATGAAGGTATAGCCGATATTTGGACTGATCAGAATGCTGCGGTGATGGTTTTGTCGTGGAGTTACATGGCAATAGCTGAAGTTGCTACTGCAGTTGTGGGTGTAGTTGGGTTTGCAGTTACTGCTGTAGCGTCAGTAATTGTTACTGGTGTATGTGAACTTGTTGGATATCACCCGGTTGAAAAGAATACAATTCCATTGCCTGATTCGTCATGGGAATTCTTTACGTTTAGTAAAGAAACTGAATCTGGCGATACATATAAAATTGATAGTACATCAAGAGTAGGTAGTACAGATTATTCATTGCTAGTTCATAAACCAATGATAGTTAATATATTGAATAGTATTGGTTCTGGTTCAGCAGCAGTATGTACAGCTAAACATGTTAGTTCATATATTTCTATTAGAAACACTGCATCATTCATGCATAATTTTATAAGAAAAGAAAGAAGTAATGTTGCAATATCTTATTATCGAGAAGGTGTTAGTATTGGAAATCCAGCAGTTTGGAGATTGCCAAGCGGTGAAATTGCATTATGTACAATAATGTGGTGGGGCGGAAAGAACGGCTTAATAGGCGGACCTCCTGATAGTGATGGCGACTGGGATTCATGCCAGTCATATGCGGATTCAATGATTAATGGATATTGTCAAGAATGGTTTGGGACTGGTTCAACAAAGACTATTGACGATGATTGGTTGAAGTATCGTAAACATGAGATGGATGAAGACAGTAAGGATACAGGTATTATTATTAACGGCTTCTTGGAAAGCGGGTATGTTTTTGAGCAAATAAATAAAGAGTGTAATGAAACACTTAATATTTCCTTAAGCACACGTAGACCGTTAGTTTATGCTGATGTTGAAGTTGAAAATGTTGATGTAGCAAAGAAGTGGTAATAAATGAAATCTTTTATTTTTAATAATTTTAAAGAACGCTTATTAACTGGCGCAATTAAAGGACAAGATACATGGACTTTCAAATTTGTTAATGACAAATTTGTTAAAGACTTTAAAGACAATAAACTGATGCCATCATATACGTCACAAATGATGTTTAAGTTTGGTCATATGCTTCCTAACGAACCGGTGTATAATAATGAATTACTCAATAAATACTGGGTAAATTGTTGTCCTGTTTATTATACTTATAAGAAAGCAGTTAATACTGAAAATGCAGAAAAACCTACATTTGTTGATAATAACAATTGGGATGAATTTATTAAACTTTTCCCAAAGAACAAACATTTGAAAAAACTGTTCCTAGAAGAAGGCGGTACTTATGCTAGAACTTACGAAAGTGATGAACTAGACGAGAATGAAAATCCTGTTATTAAGTTCCGCGGGTTTTACTATGTACGTACTAGTGAAGAACTTCGTTGGTGTGCTGATAAAGTTAATGGTAATTTGAATGGTATTATTTCTGATAAGATTTATAATGATCAGATTAATATTGTTTTGGGTGATAATATTGGTACAGAAAACCCACAAGATTTAGGTAAAAATAAGATTATTAACTATTGTATTGGTGAATCTGTTGAACATCCTTTTAATGGGGTTTTCTTTGGTAATGGTTTTATTATCAAGAACGTTAGAATTTTGTGTCAAGGAAATAATAATGGTATTATCGGTGTTCTTGGTCCAACTGGTATTATTTCAACTGTACGTGTTGAAGGTAATAACATTTTAGCATGCAAGAAAGATATTTCTATTACACATTTACAGAATGATGCCGTTGACGTCAATAGTGCTGTTTTATGTGGATTAAACCGCGGTTTAATCATGAACAGTTATATTAGAGGTCGAGTATATTTGAAGGGTTTTGTACCTAAGGTATATGCGGTTCAGAATAGAACAGACAGCGGTGGTGCATTTGATTGTCCAGAATCAAATAGATTCTATCCTAGTTATTTGTGTATTAATAGTATATCAAATATTATTCCATATATTGGTTATTTTGCAGAAGGTGTTTTCGCGTCTATTGCATCTGAAGAAGATATTGCATGGACAAGATATACTAAGGCCACAGGTGGTAAGGCTTATTGGAAGTCTAATGGTGTTTCTTGCGGTGCAGTTGGCTTGTATACTGGCACAGCAGAAAGAAATGAATATTATCCGTATGATAATAGTTCCTGTTCTGAATGGGCATATCCAAGTATTAATCAAGATACTGGGTCTATTGCAGACATGCCTATTACTGGCCACGTATTGTACTATGATATCAATAGTATGATTTGGACTCAAAAGGAAATGGGGAAGGAACAAAGTGACTGGGCTGAATATTTAGGACTTGTATGTAGACGTGACAAAAAATATTCAACTGGTTGGGGTGCGTATGCATATGAAATTGGTGCATCACAGATTGTAGATAAATCTATTAAGATGCATCCGTTTAATCGTATTGCATATTATAGTGGTTTGTTTGCAGGTCAAAATAGTGGAAGAATATGGAATGTTAGAGCAGATGCTACGGTTAAATTCGGAGGTACATTTGTAGGCTTCTTCGGTAGTTTGGCAGGTAAATGGAATGCACGTCCGCATAACTGGTCACCAATAGCAGCAGAAATCGCAGAAGTAGCAATGAATGTTACTGTTAGTGATGATAATTCTAGAAGTTATTGGGTATCTGATACGGGTGATAGGTTTAAAACTGATGGAAATAGCGAAGGCTGGAACTTCTATTCTAATAGTTTCTATGACCCATTAAGTAATACATATCCTACGTTGGCAAATGCGCATAAACTATGTACAAATATCAATGATGTTAACGATTATAGAAAGGAAGTAAACCCCAACTATTATTATGATGCACCAAGATCTATGGGTATGGGTTATGGTAATAAGCCCACAACAAACTTTCAAAATGATGTAGATTATGGTAATAACCCAGTTATTCGTTTTAACCTTCATGATGTTAAATGGAACGATTTAGCTGCAACTGCTGGTACAGATAATGATACATCAGTTCGTATGAAAACATTTAGTGTTGACAGTTCAAAGAAAACTGATGCAAGAAATGTGGCTATTTATTCTTCATATGAAACATTGAAGTCTTATATCACTGGTTCTGAATCAGAAGATTATATTGTTTCCGCAGTTGAACTCAGTGGTTCATTCTATGCTACTGGTTATACTCGTCCATCTAAACCTAATTCTATTGCAGATGCGGCAGGTATTATGTGGCGTGATCGTCATGATAAGATTACTGATGGTTTTTACGCGTCACAAGAGAGCGATAACGAAATTCAAGTTATTCATTCTTCTACATTTACCACAAACTCAGCAACTAATAACTTTGTAGTTACTAATGTTGATTTTAAGATTGAATCATTAGCAAGAGTTAATACTTGGGGAAACTATGGTGGCACATATGACAATATGCGTTTGCTGCCTGAGTATGATAAATTCTTTAGTTTCCCATTTGGTATGGTAAACCTACATTATAAAGATAGTGATACACCTATAGCAGGTTATGTTACTAGTGTTAATGTTGGTGAACTTGAAGTTACATGTGATTGTCCGTCATATAGCGTACCACAACGCGGTGAAGCATACAATGCCTATGGTAGTTTGTATACGTATAGTACATACTCTATTAAGGAAGCTCGTAACGTAACATTTACCGTATATTCAGTTGATGATACTGATAAAGTTATTAAGTTTACTATACCGGTAATGACAAATCAACAGATGTTTACAAACAGAGGCCAGAATAGTAGAGCACCAGCAATTTCATTCTTACAATCAAAACGTTATGTTGATGGTAATAAGAACTATCACATTATGAAGCGTTCTATTAAGAATATTGGTGGTGTATTTGGTTCAGTTGTATTAGGTTCTGATTTGCCATGCCCATATACATGTACTATGTTTAATGTATCCGCATATTTGTATAATGCTGATGCAATTGAATTTAAGAAAGCTGCAAATATGTTCTGTGATAAGTTCCAAGCAGAAGTAGATAAGAACTGGTTTGTAAGTGAAAATGGTTTTAGTGCCGATAGTAACTTCTCACAATATTCAGCAGACAACGTATATTTCAAGGTTACAGGTGATCCTGCTGATAATGATCCTGGTCATCCATGTTTATTAAAATATACCAAAAACAAGTGTGGTGCTCAAGTTGACTTTCCAATTTATCCTGGTATGGAAATTGCATCTATGAGCGGTCAATTGATGTATAGATTTGATGATTATAAGCTGCCAGTTAATACCAATGATTATTACTTTGCAAATAGATACGGTGGATTTGCAGCTGTTTGTGAAATAGATTCATCAAATATTGGTGATAAAGACGTTAAGGATTTGAGAAATAATACTGAAATTACATCTAAGTATATTAACTTTGTAAATACAAACTTTATTTACAATGAACGTAGAATAGATGAAACATTTAAAGGTTTCATGTATTCTACATTTGCTGAAGGCCCGATGCGATTGCAGTATCAAGCACCACATGAATGTCCATACGGTGTTGCTTTACCGTTCATCGCAGAAGTTAAGCCTCATTGTATTTCTATCCCAACCATTATCGAATGTCCATTGAGTAATTTGCCGTCTGAACATGATTCATCATTTGTAAATGATGCTGATGACGCCAAGTTTGAATGGAAATATAAGCGTATCGGTTTGTATAATAATGATATTTGTTTAGCAAATCCGGGTTCAGACCCTAACTTCTATAGTAATAATATTGTTGTTGACTTACCTGGTGTTAGAAATAGAATTATGCTAAATGACATGGATAATGGTAACGTAAGTTCTTGCAACACTTGGACCGTTAACTACGCTTCATTTGAAGACTCATTGCTTGATAAGTTATTTGTGTTTACAGATATGAAACTTGGTATATGCAATATGGGTTCGTCACATACTGGTAGCACATCAGCATCACAAGGATATGGTTGGAACAAAGGAGTATATGCAACATATCCAAATAGTTGGCATCCAAGTTATGGTAGAACACCAACATCACCAGCTAGTGATCCAGATGTAGTTGGTTATTCTGATAGTAAACTATTGAATGCTTGGGAGTATTTTGGCTCTGATTTGCTATTGCAACAGTATCCATATCAGGGACATGCACCAAACACATGGTATAATATTGCAGTATATAATCATCCTAAGGCAATTGGTGAATTTTGTAATCACTTGAACTACATGGTATCAACTAAGACATTCCCGTTGATTGAAAACAAGCCATTTAATGTTCAAAATAACATGTATCGTGATTGTTTACAAATGAATGCAATTGGTATTAAGGGTAATATGAAACAGGCCGATGCAGCTGCTTCATGGTCAGGTACTGATATCTTTAAATATAATTTTACTAAGAAACCTGCATTTAATCAACAATTCAATAGCGTTACTCGTACAGTTGACCTTACAGAAATTGATGGCCAATACGGTTTTTATATTAAGGACTATGTAAGTGATATTCAATATCCTGGTAACTCTGCATTAAGCGGATATAAATATCATACCCATACATCAGATGGCCTTGGTAATTTACATTATCAATATGATGACGATGGTAACTTAATGTATGACCGCTATGGTAAACCATTACAAGATGGTTTCGATTATGATGGTCGAGTATTCCATATTGGTATGCAGGTTTCTGAATTGTGTATTATGAATAACCTAAATGAATACAATAAGGTTGTTGTATCTGGTATTTCATCTACAAGTGCATTTGAAGGTATGTTGGTGTTTGATTCTGAACAACATCCGGTCATGTATATTGATGTTGGATTAGGTGAATGTGACGGTAGTCAGTCATGGGCAATGCCATGTTCAGGTATCCCTGGTGGCCCTGGATTATTCTTGGAGATTAAATAATGGAACTTAGCACAACAGATATTGTATCAAATACTATTGTTAATGAAACTACAAAGAGAGGGCTAAATCTTGTACTTGCAAAAGAAATAGTGTTTCGTTGCTATATTCAACGTATAGCAATGAATAAACATAGATATAACCCTCAATTCCCTAAGATATCTGATTTTTCTCCAGAGAATTATAAAGTTTGGTTTTTTAAAAAAATTGACAACCTTAATAATTCAATTTATACAACATGGAAAGATATTGAAGAGTATAGTATTGTATGTGTTGGCGAATTAAAAGATAATAATGTAATAACAATATCAAGTCAAACTGGTATGGAATCTGATTTATCCCAAGAAGAAGCATTTAATTGCCCAGCGTCTGGTTATCTCTTTAGTTCTCTGTATTCTGGTGATTCATATATTAAGAAAGACTGGAATTATGACATGTATTATGTTGACCCACTAGCATGTGTAACAACTAATGGCTATTCAAGTTGTGACCCTGCATATAACATTGCATCTGGAATTTCTGGTCATGAATTATTTAATAGAAAATATTGGCAAACAAATTATTCATTTACATCAGGATATGATAAGACTGAATATATAATGTATAATATTTCTCGTCATATGCTACCAGAAGATTGTGCAGCAGTTATGACAAGTGATTGTAGGTTTAAAACTGTACCAAGAGGCGATAAATATGAAGCATTAGTTATTACTTATGGTGATGAAAACTTACCAGTAATATATAATGAATTACACAGGCCAAATAGATTTATTAATGGTTATATTAACATTCAATGGTCACCACAAGGTATAATAACGGTTAAATAATGCATAAAAAATTTGGTGAAATACTAAAACCGATTTTACAAGGATTATCTGATCCAAATGCGGTACAACAAGGTTGGGTTACTGGGATTAATTCATATATTACTGGTATATTTAATTCACACATTAGTAATCCAGCGTGGCAAGTCAACGGAATGGTATATGTTCCACCGGTTGAAGAAGTACCTTTAGTTGGTCAGTTTGGTTGCGTAAACAGTTTTGCGTTTTCGCCTATTTCTGCAAAGAAAATGAAGATATATTTAAATTATCCAAAAGGACTTTATGTTGGTATTGCTAAAGCTATGGAAGAAATGATTAATAAATCGATTTTAACGGTTGATTTAAAAGTAGCAGGTTTTTCTACGCCAATGACATGTAAGTTTTTTACATCATTAGAACGTTATGGTGAACAATGGCAAAAATATATGGATAAAACAAAATGTACAGCATTAAACCAATGGTATGACACACTTGATTTATTTGTAGAAAAAATGTGGACGTTTGTCACGCCAATGATTATTTATTATACTGGCGTCGGCGGTGGCATGATTTTTACAGGAACAGTCACTATTACTGGGCAAGGTTTGGCATCCTAATAAATAAATTATGGTAGATACAAGTATTTCAGCATATCCGTGGTTGTGCGGAACATTAAAAGGCATCACTTCTCCAATAAGTGATGGTAATAATATTGTTTGTTCAAACGAAAAAGATACTGCAGATACTGTTATTACTGATGCATATGAAATGTATGGGATGAAATGTACCTATTATAGAGTATCTGAAGATTTAAATCGTGACGTATTATATGGTGAAGATCAATTACGTATGATAGAACGTAGTTGGTACTTTAACGGTTATATTGAACAGGTACCTCCAAATGTCAGAACATATCAACTTCAAGGTATTTGGGGTGAAGATACTGTGACAATGTATGCTAGTATTGGTGCATTTGATTATTATTCAACTTATGGTGGTTCAGATAAAAATACACCTGAAGTTTATAATGAACAACCACCTTCTATAGGTGATATTATTTATGTTCCGGCTAACGATTATTTTTATGAGATTAGAGATGTAAAATATTATAACGAAGCATTTGGCCTTCAAAAACATACTTATACATTTACATTAAAAATGTATAAGGACAATAAATGGACAATTTCAGCTGATTCACCTACATTGTCTAATCCAGAAGACCCAATTTATAGGGTCGCGCCTTCGGCATTATCAGCACAATATAATATAAAAGATCCGCTTGATATTAGCCAAGACTTGACTAATTCGTATCAGGGTGCAGATCCATATAATACAGATATGGAATATAAGTATCCTGAAGCAAAAGATTCTAACCCTAAATATTACAACCCATTTGATGGGTGGTAATTTTTCCACTATATATAGATTATAACATGTCAATATTTGCTCGTTCATATAGACAGGGAATTTTTACTCCCAAATATCCAGAAAAATGCCTTAATTGTAATGGCAAAATTTCTGCAAAGATGCCTGAATACAGGTCATCATGGGAATTTAAACTTATGAATTACTGTGATCAGCGTGAACGCATTATTGAATGGGGCAGTGAAGTCATTAAGATTCCATATTACTCGGAAGTTGATGGCAAAACACATCAGTATGTCACAGATTTTTACTTCGTTTGTGATACTATACATAATGGTATAAAGAAGTATGTTTGTGAAGTTAAACCGAAGTCACAAGTTGCAATGATTAATGAAAATGGTGACGTCATTTATCCTGACCCTCCTAAAAAGAAAACACAAAAAGCCATTAATGCATGGCAAGAACGTTGTAATGTGATTAGAGTTAATAACTGTAAATGGCAAGCTGCTAGAAAATGGTGCCGAGAAAATGGGTGTATTTTCAAAATTCTTACAGAAGAAGAAATTGGCGTTTGGTAAATTTTGTTTATAAGAGAGTGAAAAATGAGTAATGTATTTGAATCATTAGATAAAGAGTTCGATATCGAAGAAGAAGTTAAAGAAACCGAAACTAAAACCGCTTTGAAGATTCAGGAGGTGAAAGAAGGCATTCAGACACAAAAGTATAATCTTGAAGATAAGAATTACTTGAAGACTGAATTACAAGATTTGATTGCTACTAATCGTCTCGTTCTTGAAACTTTAGCTGGTCAGATTAAGTTTGGTTGTGATTTAGGTTTAGTAACAACATTTGCTACGATATCAAAAACAATAACCGATAATATCGCTGAATTGATCAAACTTGAAAAACAGGTCACAGATTATCAAGTAACAGAATCAAATGAAAATATGAAACGTGAAGCAATGGAACAACGTGAACGTATTGCAAATAATAGAATTTCAGCAAAGAAACCAGGAATACCGGGTACTTTGTCACAGACAAATAATATTATCTGTAGTAATTCTAAAGATGTTCTTGAAATGATTCTAAGTAAAAATAAAAAGAAAGAACTAGTTGAATCTGAAATGCCTGAATTTAAGTTTGCTGACGAAGGAGAAGATAAGTAATGGTTTTTTCTGTACATTATAAAATTTCCCATAGAACAGATTTTTTAAAGAAGTATTTTTGTAAAATGTTCAAAGATACGCTTAATGAAGACAATGAAATTTCCAAAGATAGATTAACTGACCTTATGGAATTAATGGTTAATATGATTTTAACTGAAAACAAAGCTGGTTTGTATGACCTTTTAACAAAAAAGAATACTAAATCAGCCAGAGTATTTTTTAACTATCTTACATGTTCAAATATCAGATCTATAAATAAAGAGATGATTAAAGAACGAATCGAAGAGATTTATAAATTCTAGGAAGGTAAATATGAAAAATTTAAGTGAATTACTTGAAGAAGCACTTACACCAATTTCATTGAATATTGGTGGTGAATTCAAGAAATTTTTAACAGAAGAAGACGACTTTGGCGGCGGAGATGATGCAGGCGGTGGTGATGACCCATTTGCTGCTCCTACTGCTGGCGGAGATGATGCAGGCGGTGGTGATGACCCATTTGCAGCTGATGCTGGTGGTGGTGATGCTGCTCCCGCTGCTGGTGGAGATGATGCAAATGCTGAAGCCGGAGATGATACTGCAGATGGTGAAGAAAAGAAGTCACCTATTGATGATGGCAGTCATGAAGATGATCCAGACTTTACAATTGGTCAAGCAAATAATAATGATGTAACACTTACATCTGCACCTGCTGGGAAGATGCTATATGATACAGAAAAAGTTATGAACACTGTTGCAACAGTAATTCAGACACTTAAAGATGAACAGCTTGTTGAAATCACTAAGGTTAAGACTGCTATTGAATTAGTATTTAATGGTAAGAAACTTAAGGATGAAGACCTTGAATTTACGAATTTGAAAAATGCAATTTTCTTAATCAAGAAGATTGGTGCAAAATTGGATATTAAGTCTAGAGCATATTTATATCGTAAGATTAAGGAACCGCTTATTCAGAAGCGTGACCAGATTAAGCAAGATATCGCCGTTCAGAAGGGTGAACTCCAGAGTACACGTGATGTTCTAACTGCCATGGATGTAGATTAATCTTGATGAAATTAAAAAATAAAAGCGACTCAAATGAGTCGCTTTTTAATATGTTAAATTTTTTAATTAACCTAAAGAATTATAGAAAACTAAAATTGCTGACGCGAGCTGTAAAGTATCATAGTCACGGCTTGTATAGTTTTTGATGTACTTGTTAAAAGCCATGCAACTACACTTACTGGAATCATTTACTATTGATTCAGGACGGTCAATATTACCATCCTTAGATTCTACAATACTAACTACTTGTTCACATGCTCCATGAATTTGTTTTTCCCAACTTTGAATTTGGTCAAGAGCATCTTTCATGCGCTTTGTTTGTGAGATGGTGTCAGCAAAACCCGATTCAATAGACACAATTACTGAATTTGCAATATCAACTTGAGGCTTAATTGCTTCGCGGATAATTTCATTCATCTTTTTGCCTTGTGGTTCTGCAGCAGCTTCAATGTCAAGGTCATTATCCTCGACAATAATTTTATAGTCTTCTGTTAAGCTCTTTAGACTATCAATAATATGTTCAAAATCTTCTGTTAACATCATTAACCTCTAATATATTTATAAATTTCATTTAGGAATGAATCTGGTGAAACATCTGGATAAATGACAGAATCCTCGACACCTTTTCCATTACTATTATTACCACCAGCAGGTTCGGCAGTTTCACCACCTTCAGTTTGACCATTCTTTGCTATTTCATCAGCTTCACGTTTACCTTTACGTAATTTGGTATCAGCGTCTTTGAATACTTTATCAACATTTCCGTTAAGAATAAACCATACACAGTGTGCAGCGGCAAAGTATAGATACAAGTCAGAATTATCGCGGTTCTTATCATCGCTAGTTGTAAACTTGTTAGCCATTTCTGTGCCATTGAATTTTTTACAAATATCATAATTCTTTGCACCATTTGTAGAAAATTTAATCTGTAACAGATTTCTAGTAATACTTACAATACCATTACCATTATCACCCTTATCAATTGACAATCCAGATGGAGCACGACCAGCAAAGCTTTGAATATTACTATTCATTTCCTGTGGATTTTTAGCATTGTAGTATTCAGCATTAATATCAGTAGGTAACATGTCAGTATTGAAGTTAACACTTTCAATAGATTTACCTAATTGATTAATACTATGTTTAATAGGTTCAAGCTTAGTCGGATCAACCTTCCAGTCTGCTTGTCCATGAGTATCCTTTGTTGGCACATCACCACGGTTTACTTCGCCGTTTGGTGTTTCAGTTTTCGGTGTATTGCCATTGGCTGGCTGATTTGCTTGTTGCTCTTCAGTTTCATTTAGATACAAGCTTCTAACCAATGTTTTTGGTTTATAACTATCACCCTTAACATTTGATTGTTCAGGATTTGCAACAGTTTCCGAATCGCTTGAACCTCCTTCATCTCCCTCTTCATCAGGCCCCTTAGGTTCTTCATCGGCATATTTCTTTAACTGATTACGCATAACGGCCATACAAGACATAAGCATGTATAACTTTAGTAGATAGTGTTTACTCTGGAACATCTGGAAGTAAGAGTAATACCACTTAGGAAGCTTACCAGTACCATAGACACTTTCGAGTTCCTTTGTTAATGCCTTAACTGCACCATCAAGAGATTTTATACGTGCTTCATACTCTTTTAGCCAGGTATCATTTTTGGCAGTCTTCGCAAAATGAACCAAGTCTTTGATGTGACTGTCCATAAGAGTATTTTGTTGACTTTCAATTTTTGATGCAAGCTGAGTAGCACGCTGCCCACTGGAAGTTTTCTTTTCCAATTTACCAGTTGCTTCCATTGCGGGCCACTTGGTATCATTTTCAGAAATTTTGACGGCTAAGTTTTCAATAGCTGGAATTTCATTAAAATCTTCTATATATTTTTTAATACCATCTAAGAAATCTTTAAGACTTGCGGCATCCATATTGAACTTTAAGTCATCTTCTGAAAGAAGCTTATAAAGATTAATAATCTTATCTAAGTCGGTAAAATCAGATTTTTCACCTTCCTTATTTCTGACTACATCACCTTCTTCACCTTTGAACTTCTGGAGAGCTTCCATTACTTCTTTTAAACGTTTTTTATCAACTGTATCATCGAAGTTTTTCTTAACAAGTTCATAATCATTCAAAGTTTGGTTAGCTTGTTCAGAATGGGTGATACCAGTTTGAGATTCATCATCAGCATCATCACTACCAGCAGATTCACCTTGGGATTCATCATCCGACGATTCATCGTTTTCATGCAAAATGAAGTTTTTTAATGAAGGTTTATAAGAATCATCTATTTCTTCATCTTCTTCCTTATTGTCATTATCAGAATCTTGTTTAGGTTTTTCTTTTTCACCTGATTTACCACCAATTACATTGTCAGTCTGTGCGTCATTAATTTTAACGTCTTTGTTTTCTTCAAAACGTTTTTCAGTTTCAGTATACTTATCTAAGGATGCAAGTAAGTTTTGAACAGCCACTTCAATTGAAGTTTGATCATTGCTCATTGCGGTTGTAAATGTTTTATTTGTTAAATCAATAGTACCAATAGGTCCATTTTGGAGAAGGTTTAAAAGTTGTGTAAACTGAACGACAGCACATGCTTCAGCTGTAGCTTCAGCAGCACCAAATTCTCCATCTTTGATTAGCTGATCAATCTGGTCATTGAACTCTTTGGAACTACCGGAACGGAGTAATTTTTTGATATCTTTAAATGCTTCGCCGAATTCATCTTTAATACCTTGAAGAATTTTGCCACCGTGTTCAAGCATATCAAATATGCCGAGGATCATTTTTGGACCAAGGTTAAAGATTGTTGTCTTTTGTCCTTTAATGCCTTGACAGAGTTTATCAATGTATTCATGATCACGAATAAACGCATTAGGACCGCCCGTACCCCAAGCTTTTCTACCGCTTAGCTTTTTACCAGTAAGAGGGTCTTCGACTTCTTTATTTTTTGTGTCACGCATTGCATCTTGACCTTCTTTAACACCTTCTTCAAATGATGACTGATATTTATCAAACCAAGATTTGAATTGACGTGGCCAAGTTTGCTCGACAGCTTTTACTTGTTCCATAAGTTCTTTAATATTTTGACTAAAGTCACTCATTTTTCTTGGAACATTGACACTTTCATTTAGGAATATTAACCCGCCATTATTAATAATTTGCTGTAAATCAGTATAGTAACTTTCATCTTCTGCAGATGAACCAAACTTTTGTTCACCATCAGATTTTTGGTCACCATTGTGTTCAACTTGGTAAACTACTTGCTTTGCAGCATCAACACGCATTTTTTGATCAATGTCAGTAAATTGTATTAGGAAATTTTCATTTTCACCACTTGAGTCTTTACCATTAAATGCGTCAACCATTAACTGGTTGAATACATGTGAGTCAACCCTTGTCTTTGAATCTGCAAGTTTGCTAATGAATTCAGATGAACGGAATACTAATGCTTTACCAATTTTCTTATAGTATTCTGCACTAACTACATCTTTTGAACCGTTTTTCCCCTTAGAAACATCTTTTGTAATACTTTGTGGGTTTTCTAAAGCAGGTAACAAGTTAATATCAATAAAACTTTGGTATTTTATATTCTTTGATGAATATTGACTTAAAGTTTTTTGAATGTTAGTACAACCGTTCTTTAACTTATTAGCAACAAGGATAAATGCTTCAGACGGTTTACCATTGTTAATATTACGGAATGGTATATATATGTCTTTAATATAGAAACCTTCAGATGCCTTACCGCCAGTATTTGACGGTTTTTTGATATCTAAAACAAATTGTTTCCAATTTTTATTTTTTACAATATTATCCATATAAGCAGTTAGCTGTGAACTACTGCTATTATCAGTAGAAGATTCATCATCGTCAGATGATGAAGAGCTAGGGCTCTTTTTCTGTTCTTCTTCGTCTTTTCCTTTGTTACTTGCAAAGAGAGCTTCTTTCAGTGTCATGAAAAATTCCTTAATTAGATTTTATTATATTTATAATAAAAATGGATATAAAATAAAACCGTAGGTATTAACCTACGGCTTAAAAACATGAAGGTAAATTAGTTAATTAAAATGCTTCAACTTTTTCGCCAGATTCTTCCTCTTCATCTTCTTCCGGCTCTTCATTTTCTTCTTTTTCATCGTCTTCTTCTTCATCATCATCGATGTCAAGGCTGTCAAGAGAAACGTAAGCATCTTCGTTTTCGCCATCAGATTTTGGTTCAAGAGAAGGATCCATTGCTTCAATATCGCCAAGGTCAACTTCTTCGTCATCTTCCTTAGAGTCAACAATATTCAAGCGAGCACCACAACATGGACATACTGGATTTGCAACATCAACATCATATGATTGTTCTTCATCTTCGCCGTCAGTAAGTTCAACCGGACCAACGGGACCCTGTGACTGTTCCTGGTCATACTGTGCAAAAGAATTATCCATACTATTCATTGGATCATCGAGGTCAAATGCTTCGCTAATGAGTCTGGAAGCATGGAAAATAGTAGAGTTTCTATAATTTTTCATTTTAAATTCCTTTTCTATTATTTATAACTATATGATTTTAATATTTGGAAAATCTCATTTTCAATATAGAAAGGTGAGACTTCAATACCATTTTGCTTTACCATATTAGATATGGCGTTTGCTTTCATACTCACAATCTTTTTTAAACTATCGCTAACATATCTAAAACGTTCAGTATATTCTTGGTTGATATTACCCATAGAATCTACCTCCGGTTCTTCAGTTTCAAGTTCATCTTCATAAATGTTCCTTGCAGCATTTTCGATAATTTCAAGTAAGAAGTCAGAAAGCTTATTTTCATTCATTGTACTTTCAGCAACTTGTACAATATCATCATCTACAAATTCCTGCTTAGAACTGTCGATTAAACGGAGCTTCGCTCTGCAACATGGACAATGTAAGTCGTCAGTTGTTACAGTATAGGCTTCAGTAGTGGCGATGTCTTGAGTACCGTCATTTTGGTCTATATTGTAGTCAGATAAAAGCTTTGCAGCTAAAGTTTGTAAGTTATTCATATAATATTTATAATAGAATTTATTTTAACCTTATTCTGCAAATGGATCGGCAGGCTCAGTCGCTTCTTCAACAACTTTCTTGCGACGTGGTTTTACTGTCGGTTCTTCAATAACAGGTTCAACTGGGGTTTCAACAGCTGGTATTTCTACTTTTTCTTCAACAACTTGCTCTTCATCTTTTGGCTTATTTAGCACAGCAATAAATTTTTGATATTCTTCTTCGAAATTCGGGGCAATCTTACGTGTACAACCATGATAACCATGGTTAGCACGGATAAGTTCACGAATTTGTGCAAATGCAGCGCGCTGTTTATCAGTATCACTGGAAGAACCGGTTAATTGTTCTGTACGTTCAGCATCAATACGAGCTTGGAATCTATTCATTATTTTTCTCCTTAATTTTGTATTATCTTATAATTGTCTAAAATATTTATTATTAATTCTTTTATATCATCACCATTTTCTACAGCAGCAGAAACAAGTGTAGTTATTTCATTGATACCATTTTGTTTTAAATTTGCTTGTTTTAGATTGGCGATAAAATCTTGATATTCCGCTTCAAATTCAGATAGTGAATTTACTTGTTCCTCTACAGGTGTAAGTTCAGCTTCATCTGCAGTAGTCATTTCGGTAATAATAGTTGGAGGAATAACTACTGGAGTATCTGGTACCGCAGTAATATTTTCAAATTCATAATATATTGGACTACCAGAATCAATATCATATTTCTCAGGATGTGTTATGTGAGTATGTTGAACTGGATGCGTAGATATTTGTCGTTTAATTTTTTTAGGTATACTAATATGTTTGGCCATTTATTTCTCACTCATATTTTTAATTATAGATGGTAAACATTCTATAATTTCATTAACTATTTCTTTTTTCATCATACGTTTTTCATTTTCACGTTTTAACCCGTTAATGAACTCTTGATACTCAGATTCAAATGCATCCAACGGAGATGCTACCTGTTCTTCTTTAATCTGTTGAGCTGTGACAAGTTTATTGATATTGCCTAGTTTTTTATCTAATGATTCATTAACAATCTTTAAAACTTCATCGGTAGATAAGTTTTTGTTCAATAATGTTTGAACTTCAGTTTTCAATGAAATTAACGTGAACTGATGTTGCTTAAGTAAGTCTTCATATTTGGAAGAAAATGACTTAATTAAATTTACCAATTCATCTTTAGTTTTATTATTTGCTGAATTTATATTATTTTGGAGTTCTAAGCATGACTTTTCAAATTGATTTAGTTTTTCAACAAATACGTTATCAATACGCTCATATACTGCTTTTTCAGAAATTTGTTCTGTAATAGCATCACGATATTGTTTTAATAAAAAATCACCGGAAAATCTTCTACGTGCCATTGTTATTCCTTAATATGTTGAAGTAAAGTTTCAGGGATATTATGAATAATTAAACCTGGTGGATTGTTTTTATTTCCGGTTAGTATTTTTAAATTATACAAATTTACACCGCCAACAGGAAGTAAAACTTCTACTACCTCATAAAGACATGGGTCATTTTCTACATTACTTATAACTTTTTCATTTGGTACAAATGGGCGTATTTCAGGATCAATTGTATACTTTGAAACCGCTGCAATATCGCTAGAAGGTTCTGCAGGTTGAAGCTCTTTTGCGCGTTTTACGGCGTCAGTTAATCTTTTACTAATCCAGTCAGGGCAGTTTCTGCTTTTCACCACATCTTTTATTGTTTGTAAAAGAATGTTTAATTGCTGTACTTTTTCTTCCATAAATTATTCTTCACGTAGTTTACGAATTTTCTTTTTCTTTTTCTTCTTTTTCTTTGGAATTTGATTTAACCAATAATCTGGATGATGTGCATCTGGAACACCTTGATAAAAAGGGTTAGCACTAAACGGTGAACGTTGCCATAGTCCCATTCTTACTGGAGCACAACCTTTGCAATCACCACCGTGTGGAATGCCTTGATCAAGGCCACATGGTGCGCCAACACCTATACTAAAGTCTTCATCCATTTTATCTTTAAAACCAAAGGAATTCTTTAAACGTCTGATGGTACCGATTTTTTGATCAAAATATTCAGGATGGGTTACCATTTTGTAGAGTAGTTCTTTGACGGCATTTTCATCATAAAGGTCAACACTTTCAATATCGAACTGTTTAGAATAATACTTTGGTTCGTGTTCAATAATGTCACGGATTTTTAACCATACATGCTTATATTTTGCTAGTTCCTGGTCACGTTCATCACGAATATAAACGTTTCCACGTTTAACAAATTCATGCACATCATGAGACCAGTCATGACTGCTATTACTCATGCCACAACCAATACCACCTTTTAATACTGCAACATTGGGTCCTTCCGCAATAATGTAACCATTGTCTTCAAGTAGTTCAATCGCTTCATTTAATGTCATTACTAACTCCTGTTTATTTTAATTCCATATACCTTATTTATATAGTCCGCTTTGGTTGACCATTTACCAGTATGGGCATATTTATTATTATAGAGGAGTTCATCAAACTTATCTTGATTATTATCTTTGTAATACCAGATAGCTTCATCTATTACAACAGGAGTAATTTCAGATACTACTAAGTAGTGAATAATTTCATGAACGATTGTTGAAATGTATTTTGCTTTAGTTCGTTTGCGTGCATTTGAAATTTGTATTCTAAAATTATTTAGTTTACCGTTTTCAAAGTCAACATCATATTTGAAATCACCATTGATATCATCAGCAGTAATTATTTCAATAGGAATATGTGGAAGATCATTATTGAAAAATAACCTATTACATTCAGCATATAGGTTTTCTGCTAGCTCCTGTGTTATCTCAAATTCTTGTACGGCGAGGCGCTTCTTATTTGTATATTGCATAAACTTTTAATTAATATGAATCTATATCTCTCCAGCTTGATTCCATAAAATCTTTTCGCTGTTTAGTATATTCTTTTCCATTATGTTCAACAGTCACTATTGCATTTGTATAGTCAATTAGTATTACTTTGACAGCACAGCATGTTTTAACTTCTGGTAATTTGGTCCAGTAAACTGCGCCACGGTTTAATGTAAATCCATATTTCATTTGATCACTTTGTGGTGTAGGACAGTGTGGACATGGCATATTAGTGTTTCCTTAAAATATCGTCTAATTGAGAATTTAGCTGGCGGACTACAAATTGTTTTGCTAACATACTAGTGTTTGCTAACTGGTTTTGAATACGTTGGTTATTATAAATGCCACGAACCCAATTAATGTTAGAAAGATAAACCATTTTTGGGCGTAACCATTCTCTTATCTTAAACATTAACAAATCAAGATTTGAAATACAGTCATGTTCTTCTTTGGTTACTGGCTGTTTAATTAAAACACCATTCTTATCTATTAAACCTAAACGATACGCTTTAGTTTTAGACGGAATAGTTGTTATTGATTTAAGAAAAACAAATACTAAGATATTATCGATATCTCTATCGTGTACACTTAGGTTTATTTTCTTTCTTTTATTTTTAAGAGCACGTAATGTCATTGAAGCTTCTGTAAGAATACCGTGTGCTTCGAAACCACTAGCTAATGCATTTGCATTGTTAACTAGTCTACGTAAACCTTTTTGTCCGCTTTCATCTTCTAGCGAAGCAAAAAATCTTTCCCAGAGTTCTTTTTCCATATTATATTTATAACCTACCCACACCATTCATTGGATGAAAAACCTTGGTCATCATTAATATCGTCATTGTACCAATTACGTTGTTTATATGTACAACCTTCAGTTTTTGGAGTATACTTTTGGGTACCAATCCAATCATATGTAGGATTACATGAAATTTCAGTCTTAACTGTTATCTTTTTACCCTTATTTTCAGGGTCGTCATATACTTTTTCATCGTTTACATTTTTTCTAATGGTAGGATTTTCTCTAACATCTGAATAATTTGTAGCTTTATCACCACCAGAGATAAACTTTTGGTATTTTTCTTTAATAGACGATACCATTTTTGCTAGTAAACTTTGTTCTTTTTTGATATTTTTATATGTATTGATAGCACTATCACTAGAACGTTTAGCGTTTTCAGCAGAACATCCAGCGCTACAATAAGTATTGTATCCTAAAGCTATGCTTCGGAATTCAGTTTCTTTGCCGCATATTGGACATATTCCTTCATCTTCTTTCTTTAAGAAGTCATCATAGTAATCTTTTTGACTCGTTATTCCATGAACGGTATTGATATGATAGAATAAACGTGTATAAACATGCGCCATTGTACCTTCAGAATGTAGTTTTTCATTACATATAGCACAAGTTACGTCAGAACCTTGGCCTGTTTCTTCTACTTTCCTAGTTCTTTGAGTGTTTGCACAACCGACAGAACAACACTCACGGTAACCTTTTGTTGCACTTATGAATGCCGTTGGTTTATTACATATAACGCATTGACCTTCACCAGGCTTTTTGAGGTGTTGGTCATAATAATTTTTAGAATTTAGATGGTGTTTTTCAGTAAGATGAGCATTAAATGGGATATGATGTTCAAAAGACTGACCACATATTTTACAAACATACTTAAGCATGATTTATTTATAAATAGTATAAAGATATTTTTAAAGGTTTATTATATGGCAGAAAATAACAAAAGTAAGTTTATATTCACGGATGAAGGTCGTTCCTTACTAGTTAGCCAAACTGGCGGTATTAAGTTCGCAATTTTGGGTTATTTACTAGTCGAAGGCTTAGCTGGCGGTGATTTACCAGACGATGTTTGCCCAAACGGTTTAAAAGAACGCTGGGAATCTATTGAAGAACGTGCAAAAGACGCGGAACAAACTACAATAGAATATTTGATTGAGAACGATAATGTAACGTTCTTAATGCGTGGTTTAAACTATACGTATAAGAGTGCTGGTTTTATTGAACCAACTAATAGAACACAGTATGATTCTTGGCTTAAGAATTATAAGGATCACCTGTTTGGTTCATTCTATGTTCCATCTACAGAATTGATGACTGATAATGGAAATAGATATGGTACATACGCATTTAATTTTGATAGAACTTATATTAATTGTGAAATACCTAAAAATTCATCTTATCAGGTACGTCATATTTTGCTAATTGGTAAGCAGTTTGCCGAAAATAAGGAAGCAACATTTAATGTACATCCACGTCAGGATGTTGGTATTGTAGGTGTTGCTGAAATTATTCAACCGGAAACTGGCGCAGGCATTCAAATTCTTGCTAATCAGAATGATTATGTAACATTCCAATGTCAATTACGTTTTACTGTAACTGAATGTGAAAATGAAGATATTTGGGGCAAGGTCATGATTGATGACAGCGAAGGTCATGATACTGTAAGTTATGGTAAGGATGACGAAGAACCAGTTTATAAGAACGGTTTTGATAAAGACATTTATGAACCAGTTAGTGATATTGCAAGTAAGTTAGCATTAGTTAACAATGGATTGAAGACACTTTCTGGTGGCGTAACTATTGGCCAGACAGAACAAATTCTCGATGACTTACAACTTGGACCTGATGGTGCAATTTGTATGACTAAAACTTTAACGGTTGCTGACTGTATTGATGCAGATGACGCTGAAAACCAATTTAACGCTGCTGCACTTTTACATCCTATTAACAAATATCCTGATGATGGAAAAGAATATGTACCACAAGTATTGATGACATCTGTTCATTCTACTTCTGCCTTGAATGAAGATATTACCGCTTACTCTGTTGGTATGACAGTTAAGTGCGAAGGTAAAGGAGAGCCATATTTTATAGCTGATGGATATGAAGCATCAGTTGACGCGCCTATCTTTAAGTTAGGCCACGTACCAGAAAATGACCAGATTGCAGTTGATATTTTTGGTATTGATAATAAGATTAATGGTTATTCTAAGGATAGATTTATTTTCAGCACTAATAATAGTGCAACTGTTCCTGGATATGGTGAACCTAATGTTGTTATTGATTCACATAATAATGCATTTACAAATGGTGTATCACAGAATGACAATTCATTATACTATTCTAATAAGAATACACTGAACCGTGGTGCTAAGAAGACACTTATGGTTGGTTCACATTTTAACCACGTTAGTGGCGGTGAAGTGAACATGTTCCTTGGTGGTGATGATAACACTGTAGAAAATGCAAATAATAACTATTTGGTATTCTCTGATAGTAATTATCTTGTTGGTAATTCAAATATGTTTATCGATTCTTATGTCAATAGCGCAGTCGATAATGCAAGTGAATACTCACTTTATACATCTCGTGACAATAAGTTGGCAGGTAACAGTTATAATAATGTATTGTTTAAGACAAATAACACTACATTATCTGGAACTACAACAAATTCATTATTCATTAATACTGTTAGAACACGTTCATATGAAGATACTAAGGCAGTTAGTACTTTTAACGTAAAGGATACGACTCTTAGTGGCGCATATGAAGATACTCTGATTGCATCTCGCGGTTCTCGTATGGTTAAGTCCTACTTTAATGGATTTATTGATAATGCCTGGTGCCGAGCAGTTTCTGCTGAACAGAACACTATGATGCGTTCTCGCTATGTTGGTGTTAAAGGTCTTCCATTGGGAAGTATTGATAGCGCCGAACGTCCGATTCTTTCTGACGTACAGTCTAATAATAACATTATTTTGGGCGGTGAATACTTTGATTTGTATTCTTGCTCGAATAACTTGATTATGGATTCTTATAAGTTGCAGTCTGATGATAATGCAAATAGTTTGGGTCCAGTACGTATTAAGGGTTCTTCAATTATTAACTCTAGTAAATCTAAGTTGTTTAATGCACGTGAAGTTCATTTGTTGAACTCCGAATATACACGTGTTAACGCATTGTCTAATTTTAACGATGCGGCTCTTGCACTACCTGGTACTTCATTGACAATGGGTAGTACAAACGAACTTGATTCTATTTACTATGGCGAATTCTATAATAATAATGACTATTATGCATATTATGGATTGAAGGGTTCATCTTATAAGTCTGGCGCAGCATCTCTTAAGACTAATGGCCGCCCAGCTGATATGTTGAAACTTAAGTTGATGTTTATTAACAGCTTTGGTTCTGAAGTTAATCTAGCAAGCTTTAATCCTTCTGTTAAGACTAAAAAGTCTAGAGCTTATAATGCCGGTGATATATTTAAGAATCAGAATGTTACTTTGAATGCGCCAACAGTTAGTCCACAGAACACCAATGTTCTTGGTGGACACCATAACAAGATTATGGGTGGTAAGAACACGGTTATTCTTGGCGGTGAATACTGTAAGGCATCTACTTATGGCCATCAGGTTCTTATGGGTAAATATAATCGTGATGTTCCTGCTGATATTATATTTGGTTGCGGACACTTTAATGGTGACACTTATACTCAGGGCAGTAAGGAATACCAGGAATATGAACTTGAAACAATTGAAACAATGAGTGGTACTATTGATGGTGTTCGTGGTGATACAGATAACGATTCTGGTGAAACATGTTATAATGCACTTGAATTCTATGCTCACCAAGGTAAGATGATTCTTCAAAACTGTGATGATGGTCATGATGCTGGTACTAATGCACAGTCAAATGATTTCGGTAAGAGCGTTACTATTGAACCTACAAAGATTACTTTCCGTGATCGTGCAGGTGATATTGTTGGTGAAATTAATGCTGATGCAAATAAGGTTGACGCTAAATGGACATTCTTGGTTAACTTAAATTCTGATGGTGATTATGTTGTTGAATCTACAATTGGTGTTCCTTCCATGGTTGCATCACTTGATGGTAAACTTCTTGCTTCATACTTATTTGCATATGTTGATACAAAGAGTATAGCATCAACTTCAACTGTTGTTACTGAAGCAGAAATTATTACGGCTAACAATGCATTGTTTGCAACTACAATGCCATCTGAAATAAATGTTATTATTAGAGCTTTGAAACATAATACTGAACGCGGTAAGGCTGATGCAAATTGGGTACATATTAATAAAATTCTTCCATGGTATACAAAAAAGGGTAGCGCACCTAAGTATATCCCTAATTGTAAGGTTAAACTTTGTTATTACCATGCAGCACCAGTTGATGCAGATCCAACTGCTGCAACAACAGCTTTGACAGTTTGGATGTTAAATACCTTGAATACAAGTTGTGTATGTAATCTTGACGCAAATATTACTACTGATCACTGGAAGAATTCTTCTCAGCGTTGTTGGACAACAAATGTTCCTGGTTGTATTCCAATGGTTGAATTTAATAGTAATGTTACATTTACTGACTGGATTGCTGATGGCTTCCTCGGTCTACATGAAGCTGCAAGCGATACAACTTCATTCGTAACAGTAGATTACTTGACAACTCATAGTTGGTCCAATAAGTCTGCAACAGTTGGCAAACTTGACGGATTTGATAAGGATTCTTATGCCTTGAAGACTTATGTCGATAATGGTAAATGGAGTAATAGCAATGCCACTGTTGGTAAGGCATCTAACTCTGATAAGGTTAATGGAATCTCCTTCAGTGGTCCGGCTGTTGGTACTACAGTTTACTTGTCTAACCCATAATAAGTTACGTGAGGAGTCATGATTGCATATAAAGAAGACGCTATTACTAATGTCAGAGATGACGTGTTCTTTTCCACAAATAAATTTGGAGAAGGAAATTTTGACATTAGTAAAATTTACAAAAAGATTCATAATAATGTAGATAATGAATGGGCACCTGAATGGCATGGTGGAACATACCCTACATTTGGATATTATATTTTGGATGCGGGTAGTATTACATTAACTGTTAATGAATATGTATATGAGGGTTATAATAATTGCTGTGTTAATGGACCTGGTCCAAGTGATGGGAACAAACTAATGTTTGCTGATGGTATTAAAACCGCAGCAATTGATACAAGTAGAGCCGCATTTGGCGAAAAACCAAACAGTGGTGATTGGAAAACGTCATTGATATTGTTTAATGGTAAAGCTGATGGAACCGGATTTGGTAGTTATTGTTATTATCAGACTCCAGTCGTTAAATTACCAATGAATGATATGGCTTTGTGGTGTTATAAAACCAGTGTGGTTTCCCATAATACTGGTGCAAGCAGTACTCCAAACGGTTCAGTTTTTGGTTATGGCCCTAATAATTCGTTAAAGTCAAAAAAAGTAAAAATTGCAGCTACTAGATCAACTGCAATAATTGGACTTAGCAATATACCAGAAAATGCGACATCTATTGCTATTGCATGGGTATGGGTACCAGCAACAAGAGAACAATCTAATCAGATACCATATGTTGCTTTTGGTAAATTTAGACCATGTAGAAAAATTGAAAATGATACATCATATGATGATAATATGACATCAAAAACTACCGTCTGTCATCCGCAGTATTTAGGAAGTGATGCTTCTGGGTATAAATATTTCCACTTATATAATTATGGTGAACCAAATATTACTATTAATACGGATGCTAATGGTAACGCAGATGGATACATTGCACCATGCATTGTAATTAAAGGTGCAAGATCATGGAAAGTATATGATAGTGAAGGCGAACTAACAACATATACTAATAGAGAAAACTTTTTATTCGGACCAAACCACGTAGTTGGGTCAGATTCAAGTAATAAATATATAACACTGTCGGTGCCATATTTTGCGACATCATGCGCATATAATGTAACAACGTAAAGTTAGTTATCTTTGAGTAATATTTACTTTATTAATAACAACAGCAGCCTCTGTTCCTAGTGAAAAGTTGGTGATGTTGTTATTATCATCTAAGATAGAATCGCAAATTCCAGCTTTTACTAATGCATATAGGTCATAGATTAACTGTTCTGCACCAAGCCATTCATCACTATCAACTAATGAGTCTACTTCAAATACAGGCTTACCATTTCTTACATAGTACTTATTGATAATCTTTGGCGCAAAGTAGTTCCAGAATGAAGATTCTGACAATGTGTGTTCAGCTTCGCCAATTAGATTACCTTTACGAGTAATACTTTCTTCACGGGCAAATAAATCTTTTGCGCCAATTCTTACTTTGTAAGGCAAGTCAATTGCTCTATCAGCACCACGAGTTACTTTTAATCCATCGAGCCAACCTATAAGGTCTGCTCCGACTGCACTAACTGGGTCAGGTGAACCACTTGCAGGGTTTGATTCGGATAATGGTGGAAGTTTGTAATCGGTATATCTAATAGAATTAAATTTAGATGTAGCAGCGAAATCATTTTGTGTCGTTACAGTAAGTTTAACCTTTGAAATGTTGGTCAATACATTAGGATTAAGTGTATCGCAAAGAACTGGAGTAATAAGGTAAATCATTTCCTGATTAGGATTTTCAGGATTAATACCAATTATTGCTTCATTACTTAATTCCCATGTTTGAGTGTCAGCGCTGCCCCAGTTATTTCTATAGTATACTTGGAGTTTTACTCTTGAACCATTAACTAATACTTCAGATACTTTTTTATTAGTTATGTCAAGTAATGGTAATTTAAAAATATTAAATGCGGTTAAGTCATTTGGGCGTTCAACAGTTTTATACGTCTGGTTACCTTTATCAAGGACTAACACATCACGAACCTTTGTATCTTCAAAACGCCATTCATAAACAGTTTCTGGTGCTTTAATGAGTGAAGACACTTTAATGTCGATATCTACACTTAAAGTATCAGGGTCATCAGCATATATTTTAATAATGTCAGACTTATAAACTTTTTGGGTTTTCTTAGATTCATAGTTTAAGAATGAATAAACTTTATTTTTTAATCTTGCTGAATATTCTTGAATATTTGTTGTTGGTTTAACATTTACTGAACCGACTAAATCAAAATATTGGATGAATGGAGGCAATGAAAGTAAAGTTGTATTCATAGGTAAATTATTTTTACAGTTTTCTCTAATTAACTGCACATTCTTTACCCATTGTTCAGTTGGATACTTATCATATTGTTTATTAGCAAAACCAATTGGTGAGATCAAGAATTTTAAATAATCACATAGATGCTGTCTATATTCAGGACCGTAAATTGAATATGGTTCGCTAGCAGTATCTTGCTGAGTTAGTACATTACGTGGCTGGAAATCGCCAGAGTTTTGGAGATAGACACGACCGAGCAGAGTATATGCAATATAATTTTGTAATAGCGGGAATTCAAGAGTGGTAACTTGACTTTCTTCCATTTCTTGTTGACCTGCAGCATACGCAGTATTTACATACATTGGAGAAGTAATAGTACTAAAATAGTTTTGGAAATCTTCCATCATAATTAGTTTGTTACGTCTACGATAATATGCAGGTCCATTAATTTTCATTGATTCCATTGATTCAAAATCATCACCACCATAGATGTCTGATGTTAAAACAAATTCGATGTTATCAGTGATATCGAGTATGTTACCATTTACACTTGCATAAATTCTGTTATTGTGGTTCATTATAGAATTGATAATACCTGCCTGATTTGCTGATTTACCTTGAGTTGAAACATATTGAACATATAAATTATCGGTCGGACGCATTAAACCGCTGATAACATTATAGTTATGACCAAAGGAAATTTTTACACTTTCATCAGGATTTGAAGTAATTGTACAAATACGCAATTGATTAGTAATAATTTCCTTAATAGCATTATCTTTATATTTTTTATCTAAAGTTTTATTATGCGTAACAACATCATATATTAATGATTCAAGATACTTTGTATTTTTTGAGTCAATATTTCTATATTTCTTATTTAATTTGATGGATTGTGTTTCAATGTCGAATAATGCATCATCAGCAAAAGCATTTTCTCTTGTTGTACCAATACCAACTTTACACCAACTATTTTTCTGAATATAGTTGCGATCACCATTATATGCATACGGGTCACGTTTACCATACCAGTTACTGAATGTTTTGTCATAGATATTAAATGTCTGACCAAAACGGCCAAGTTTTTCAAGAATAGATGAACCTTCAATAACGTGAGTTTTTATTTCACCTTGGAAACATTTAATCGCAGTCATGTTATCTACGTTAACAAGATTTGCACCTTGTAATGGTAAATAAATACTGTTTGTGTGTGGAACTGCAGCAATAAGATTTTTCTGCCAGTCTGCGTCATGGCAGTAATCAATATCTTCTTGAGAAAGAACATAAGAATAACTACTGTCTAATTTAAATTTAAATCCATTATATACTAAATCCGTCTGGTCTTGTGTGAAGAATATTTCAGTACCTGGCTGATTAAGCTCAGCTGGGAATGGACCTTTCAAACGGATAGTTAATTCAGCTTGTGCTGGAATAGGTCTACGTGGTTGATAACCTAGATTTTGACAATGCTTGATAACATTAGATTCAAACTTTGCATCAGCAATAGAACGTTCTTCAGCAGTACGCTGAATATAAAAATTAGACAAATTACAGCATTCACTGAGGAATTCAATGAATATTGGATAAATTTGGCTATTTTCAATTTTATTAAATACAGTACTATTTCCGACACGACGACGGAATTGTTCAATTATTTCATCTAATGTTAACTGTGAGTAATCCATATTCTTAATTATTTATAAGGCTAAGTATTTACGTAGGATATGTTAGGTAAGCAGCGTACAACTGCAATATCTTGATCCATAGAATAATTGACTATATTATTATTATCGTCTAATATAGCATCAGTAATACCAGGTTTCAATAATCTGTAAATATCCATAATTAATGCTTCTGCATGTATCCATTCGTCATCATTTAAATCTGTAGATTCAGTGATTTTTGGATAATACTTCTTTATAATAGACGGCGCAAAGTATTGCCAGAAACTATATTCAGACAATGTACTCTTTGGTTCAGTTACAAAATTACCACGGCGTCTAATAGTTTCTAATCTTGTGCAAATTTTATAAGAATATACATTGTACGGTAAATCAATAGCGCGGTCAGCTTGGTTATAAATTGTTAAATCATTCTTAATCCAATCGTTGACATAATTATTGATATCATTTAAAGTTTCTACAGTGTCAAAACCATAGTCGTGTGCACGATCTTCTGTAAGAATAAATTTAGAATTTGTCCAATAGTTATCAGTAGTTGTGATAACCATGACTAGTGAACCAATTTTACAATTATACATCTTAACATTGTATGCACTTGGCTCATATTTTTGTATATCAGCGGCAATCTTAGCAGCTGCAGAGTCAGTTGGATTGTCAGCGTCATCAACATATAATGGCTTACATATATCATCAGAAATATCACCAATGACAGGGGTAAGTAAAGAAATTTTTATGTAGTTATCATATTCAGTAATTGAACACTGTACATCTAACGGTTCGTTAGTAAATTCTACTGTAGGCTGGCCAAGGTCTATATTAATAAAATTTAGTGATTTAATGGTTATTAGATTACCGTGGAATGAATCGACAGTTATAGGAACATAATTGGAATCACGTTTTGGTACAATAATTTCATTGAATGCAAACTGGTTATCTGTAATGGAGTCACTAAGATTTTTTAATTTATGGTTAATTAAAATATCTCTATTTAAGAATAGTCTTATACCACCATCTTTTTTATTTGCGTCAGTCATTGTCCAGTGTAGTTCTCTAAATAATGGACTAATAATCGAAGAAACTTTAATATTTAAATCAGCGGCAGCAGTTTCAGGTTCATCCATAAACAATTTAATTAATTCAGACTTATATATTTCGCGAGTTTCTAACGCATGTTCATTTAAATACTTGTACACCTTATTGCACATTTTAGTTTTGTATGCATTTAAGTCAGTTGTTAATGATGAAACTTTAACATCGCCAACTAAGTCAAAATAATGCATAAATGGCGGTAATGAATAAAGGACAGTATTTGGCGCGGTCATTCGTTTAATAGTTTTATTAATAGCATTAATATTTTTTTCATATTGAGGACTATCATCAGTAATGGCCTTTGTCTGAGTAGCGTAATAGAATGCTTCTGGTGAAACATTAAATTTTAGGAAGTCAATAATATGGTCAGTATATTGGTCACAATATAATGTACATGTATCAACTGGGTCTTCTGGAATAAATCCTTCAAAATTCCAATCCCAATCACCATTTGGTTTGGTATTTTTTACGAGAATATTTTTTGGCGACCAGTTTTGATAACGACCTGATTTTGCATACATATTACTTGCTAACGTATACATTATATAATTTTGAATAATTTTAGCAGAAGTTTCGGCTTCTTCAGTTTTCTTTCTATTACCTTTAAAAATTGTATTTTCATAAGTCGTATCAAGTTCTTTAATACCATAAACAAGAGCATTAGTGACATTGATTGGTTTATTTAAAGAATTAAAGAAATCAATAAAATCACGTTTTGATACAAGTTTCATCATGGATGCGAAATATGCTTCAGCACTATCTTTCATATCCATTTTAGACTCAAAATCATAACCGCCAAGGATATCAGTCTTTAAAATAAATTCAATATTGTTAGAAATATCATATGCTTTACCATCAATATAGGTATAGATTTTATTTGATTGGGTAAGCTTTGCATCAACAACGCCGGTTTTGTTTGCGCTAGCGCCAACAGTGGAAAGATATTTAATATGCAAATTTTGTGCAACAGTTTCACCAGTTTTTGGATCAGTAATCCACTGTGGTCCTGGTTTGACAAGATGTTTTAACCCTGAGAAATTAATTCTTACAGTCTTGTCTTCCATTGTTTCAACATAACAAATTGCGGGTGCATCTTCTGGACTTGGATATGCACCGTTATTATCAATTAAATCGGTGTTTAATAAAATTGATGCATCTTCAATCTGATAAATGTCACGTTTAAAATTTTCCATTAACCCGCTTTCGCTCCAGGCAAAAGTAGGTTTATGAGTAACAATAACTTGAGTTTTACCATCCCATTCCACTGGGTCTTCTAACTCGCCATTATGTGTAGCAAATGGATCACGAGTACCATACCAGTTACTAAACGTTGTATCGTTTATGTCATAGTATTGACCAGCTTGGTCAAACTTGTCAATCCATTCTTTGCCGTAAAATGTTACATATTTTTCTTCACCTTGATAGCAACGAATTCCCAGAGAGTTGTTGGTTGAGCTATCATGTTTCTGAAGATATCTATATGGCGTATGTTTGGTATTTTTAAATTCTCGAGATGCGGAACGCAGAGTCTTTGACCAGTCTTGATCAGTACAATGGTCCATGTCGTCTTGCGTAAAAGTATAGGTATAACCACATTCTAATCTATATGGATTATTTAAGAAAGATAATTTTAGTATATTATTACTAAGATCAATAGTAATTGGTTCTTTACAATTCTTTATTGCTTTAGGAAAAGGTCCTTTTAATACTACACAAAGCTCGGCTTGTGCAGGAACAGGACGACGTGGATTATAACCTAAATTTTTACTCAACTTAATATAGCTTGAATCTAAACGAGCAGTACGATAAAATGCTTCTTCAAGCATACGCTGAAGGTTAAAGTTTGCCATATCAGTAGAAGCGGTAATCATTTCCATGAACATACCGAATACAGTAGCAGAGCCAATGTTTTTAAAGTGTGGGTCTGAAGATAGGCGTGCTAAGAAGTTAGAATACAAGTCGTCAAATGTTATGTTTGTATAATCCATATATAGTTATCCTAATAATCGATATATATTTATAAATTAAAAACAATACCAAAGGTATTGTTTTGTTAGCCCAAAAAATTGAGTTACCATATTTATAAATATAATATAAAAATAACTCATAAAGGAATTTATAACTATGAATTTAAATTTTATCAACCCATTTAGTGACGATTTTTTAAAACTTACTCCATCGAATGACGAGATACGCAGCGTAGAAGCCGCACGTAATTCATATGGTAAAGGTGAAGATACATTTGAATGGGATAGATTAGTTAATGGTTATAGTAATGGCTATGTCAACCCAGCTCAGCCGTATGATCAGAATAGTATTGTTTTTGAAACACTATTTACAAATAAATGGCAGAAGATTAGCTGGTATCGTTCAATGGCACTATATCCTTTGATTAAGAAAGGATTAAATATCATGAGCGATGAAGCTGTTTGTCCTGACGCTTTTGGCAATGTTGCTAAGTTTGATATCGTTGATGCATTTAAGTCTAAGTTTACAGATACTGAATTTAGCGCATTGAAAATGGAATTTGATTATATTATTGAATGTGTTATTGGTAAAGAAAATATTTGGTCCTTTTACCATAAGTGGTTGACCGATGCAGAATTGTTCTGGGAAATTTGTTTGAATGACGCAGGTGATCGCGTTGCAGGTATTAACACATTAGCACCGCAGGCAATGCTTGTTATCTATGATCAGGACTCAGACATTGTTAATGGTTATATTCAAAACATTAATTTCTTAAATAGACAGCAAGATAAGAATGACGATATTAAGAAATTCTTACCGAATCAGATCGCATATGTAAATTATGGAAACCCATGGTCAAATCGAAATGATATCCGTGGCCATCTTGAACCAGCGATTCGTCCGCTTAACCAGTTAAGAAATATTGAAGACGCATTGACGGTTTATCGTATTACACGTGCAACTGAAAAACGAGTATTTAATATTTATGCCGGTCGTATGCCTCCTGATAAAGCAGCTGCGTATGTTCAGGAAATCCGTGGTAAGTATAGAAAGAATTTGACTATTGATAATCATACTGGTATGATTAATGCAACTAAGAATACTCAGGCAATGACTGAAGACTTCTTCTTTGCAAAAGATGACTCTGGCAATGGTTCTACGGTTGAAACATTTGCTCCGGGCGCAACATTTAATGGCCAGCTCGAAGATGTTTATATGTTCCAAAAACAAGTTATGGATGCGTTGGTTATTCCGCAAGCTCGTTGGAAAGCAGAAGAATCAGGACAAGCAACATATAACCAAGGTGTTGAAGGTTCTAACCTAGAAGAAGTCGCATTCCAGAGAATGAACCGACGTTTGAGAAAACGTTTTTCTGATATTCTTCTCCAAGTATTCATGGTCCATTTGAAAGTTCGTGATTACCCATCAAAGTTCCTTGATAAGACTTTGTATAATATTGATTTGAACCCAGCAACTGATTTTGAACGTATGCGTGACTTGGCTATGGCTGAAAAACGCGGTTCTGTTATTGGTACACTTTCTCAGTTCTTACCTACACCATCTAACATTAAGGGTACAGATGAACTTGAGCCAATTTTCTCTAAACAGTATTTTATGGAAAAGATTCTTGGTATGTCTACCCAGGAAATCTTGTTGAATAATAAGATGCTTGACGTTGAAATTAAACAGATGCAGGAACGTGCCGAAGCAGCAGCAGCAGAAGGCGGCGACAAAGGCGATGGTGGCGCTGGCGGAGATGATTTAGGATTCTAATATAAATAAAGTAAAGAGGTTTAAATGAAAAAGTTTACAGATTATATTAATTCCGAAGTTAAGGATGTATTAAATGAAAATACATCCCAAGTTGGAAAGACTGATACCTTTAAAGGTAATGATGTAATGGGAGCGCACCATCATGAATATTTGATTTGGAATGAATTCGGCTATGGCTGGACTTCTGATTCTATTTGTGAACCGGCAAACATTAACAAGGAAACTCCTATTTCAAAAGTTGGAGGACATACACATTTGATTTTGAATGGCGTAGTTCAGCCAGCAGGTGATGGACATACTCATGAGTTATTAACCCCATGGAAGGTTTGTCCTGATACACAAATAGGAAGTTGCTTGGGTCCTGGCTGTATGCCTGGCACTTGCATCCCACCTTTTGGTCAAGGTTAATTAAAAAGTAATTAAAAAATAAAACCCGGTTTTTAACCGGGTTTTTCTTTTAGAAGCCATTAACCAATATTGCACCTTGTTGCATAACAATTTTCTTTGCCCAAATATTGCCTTTCCATTTAGCATTATTTGCAAGTTCAACTGTTCCATTAGGTGCTTTAATGGTTCCAGCTTGGTTAATCGCTTGAGCACCAATGTGCACAGTTCCAGTCCCACCATAGTATAGACGGAAATCATATATACCAGTTGCTGCAGCATCAAATAATGTATTATTACTGAATGTTACGGAGTCTTTAACATAGAAAGCAATAGAACCATCGTCGCCATCACTTGATTCATGGTTGTGCAATCTTAGCGTTGTACCAACAACCGTTGTTATTTCACTGAAGTAATATTTACCTGGATAGATATCAGCATATAAATGTTTCTGGTTATCTTCAACATTTTGCGTACCTATTGCATAACCTGTACTATTATCAAAGTTGAAACTGTCATATATGTACTCTGTAGTACCTTGCGCACCTTCTGCACCAAGAATATTACCGTTACCGCGTAATTTTGTTGAATTTGTTTTATATGTGTCATCATCAATTGGCTCAATTACTGCAAATGATGGATTTTCCCATACTAATTGGTTTGTAATTTTTGCACCATTTAATAATTCAACACGACAACCTTCAGCTACATAAACGGTGTCGAGCGTAATATTATTGATAGTTATAGAATTAGATACATATAATGGTTTGTTGAATGTGGCAGGGTTATTAATTATAATTTCTTCAGCAGTAATGGTCCCATTGAATGTATTATTACCATTTGAAATAAATTTACAACCTTGAGCTAATTTAATGTTTGAATCAACTATACAACCATTATTGACGGTAAAATTCATACATGAAATATCACGTGGACCAACACTACCACCATTAATTTCAAGGTCGCCTAATGAGAATGCTGAGTATTTTCTATACTCATCATCGGGACCAATATCAGGCGTACTTATTCTGTATTTCCATGTGTCAGAATAGCCGACAGCAACAGTAGCAGTAGTCACATCAGCAACCGTCAAATGACTTATTGCACAATTAATACATGCACTTACTGATATAATTCTAGTTTGTTCAATTTCTGGGTTACGGGCAACAATAATATTTGATACTGTGAATGTAATATCGCCAGTAGTAGCATATCTACTTGTATCAAAATCACTAATAATAATATTTTGGTTGGAGACCGGAGTTACTGGCGGAATTAAATTATAGATTTCATATACATTAGATGAAATGGTACCTGAATTATAGTTAGTAACTAGGTCTATTGGATATTTGCTTAGGTCTCTGTAATTTTCATTTGGATTATGAACTGTTACCTTTACACTACCTGTTGGAAGAAGCCCAGTAGATTTATCATACTCTAACCAATGAATATTATTTACATCTTTATCTGATGGACTATAATTGGTGAAAGTGATTTCTAAGTGGTCAAGTATGATAAGTTCTTCATAAACCCAACTTCTGAATGTAGATGTTGTGTCAGTTAGTTCTTTAACTTCATCATCGGTTAAGTGTTCAGTTGCATTATGCAGATATGTTTCAATTTGCGCGCTATGTGCATTTGAAGTCGGTGTAACAGTTATATTCGCAATTTCAATTTTTATAGTTCCAGGAACAGAAGAAATAATATTTAAACTACATCCTTCTGGTTCTGGATGTTGGATTAAGTCGGCATGAATAGCGAAGTCAATATAATTACTGTTTGGATTAGTAATTGTCGCAGTAATTTTACCAATATCATTTAGGTGAAGCTTTATCGTGTCATCATTATCCGTAACTTTTTCATCATTTACAAAATATTCAATATTACTGATTGTTAATGGAGCTAATGTTTCAAGCTGTTCATATGTCCAAATTGCAAAGGCTGAGCTTGTTTCAGTCAATGCTTTAACTTGTTCTTCGTCGAAGTCTTCAGATGCACCAGACATATATGTTTGAACTTGCGCAGAATGAATTTTTGCATTTTCAGTTACTTTAATATTACTAATTGTTATTGGTAATACACCAGTTGCTGGGTCATAAGTCCCGCGTGTTAAAACACATTGTTCACTAGGTTCACTGTGTGGTATAATTAGTTCCACTGTGATTCTATCATCAGTAATATAATCATTATTTGTATTTGTAATGTCAGCAGTTATTTTACCTACTTGACCAGCAAGCAGTTCAATTGTATCGCCAATAACAGATAACTCCGTATCATCAATATAATAACGGACGTTTGTTATTGTGAACTTTGTTAAGTTTTCAACAACATGTGTATAAATCCAGTTTGATGGGTCTGATGCTGCATATGTATAGTCAATGACTTCTGTATCAGTAAAGTCTTCGGTGGCTGAATTCATATATGCAAATATCTGTATAACATGGGTCTTATTATTTTCAGCATCGCTTACTTTAATATTAGTTATTTCAACTTCATATTCACCCGTAGTAGGGTTGTAACTTTTTGTCTCAAAAGTACACTTTTCAAGTTCCGGGTGTTCTACTACACCCATTTCAACCGGATATAATAAATTATCCAAATAATCGGTATTTGGGTTAGTGATTGTGGCCGTTACTTTGCCTATTTCACCCTTATCCAATGGAATAGTGGGCCCAGTAACTTCAGTATAATTTTCGCCGTCAGAGGTTTTGTAATATTTTACGTTTGTCACTGTAAAACAGTCAAGTGGAAGTTTTTCATATGTCCAGTGAGTCATTAGCTCATTTATTGTCTGAGTTTTAATAAGCGCAGGAGAACGAATTTCATCACCTTCGTGGTCTAACCAAGTTTTAATAAGGAAATCACCGCCGGTAATATCTGATATTGTAAATGTTAGTGTGCCAGTAGTTTCATCATAAGTAGCAATGCTATAGTCAATTTCTGTATCATTTACAAATACTGTTGGTCTAACAATATAACCAGGATTTGGGTTTGTAATTGTAATAACCATCGAACCCTGTGTAGTACGGTTGATTCTCTTATCAGCAGGAGTTGGGTCAACATTAATTATTAGTCGGTTTAGCGGGTCCACAATTTCAATGCCCTCAGTGCCGATACCAAGAACTAAACGGTTTTTATACAAATCATCACCATCACTTGTTAGGTATTGTTTATATGTAAAATATTCAGCATCAGCTACAAGACCATCAGGTAAATCTAATGCAGCAGTGAAAGGTCCTGCTGGATCATATGGAATGTTAATAAATGTTTGAGCGTCATCATCATACAAATAGGATGATACATTACATGGACTAATAGCTACATCATTTGTGGTTCGCATTATAGCGGAAACTTCACTATAATAACAAGGAACACTTATATCTGTATTAACATAGATTGCATCTTCATTACCAGCGTTATAGTTTGTAGTAATTCCATTTAAATTTTCAACAGCAAAAGCTTTTTTATCATAATTAAACTCTTGTCGCATGTTTGGCTCAGGTAGTAATGGATCTTCAGCAACTTCATCAACCTGGATCATTTTTTCACTACGTTTTAGCTTTGGAAATAAGAATGTATTAAATTTTACACGTTCAGTAGGTGTAAACCAAATATTTACTTCAGAACTATTAAAACCGATATTTGCACCATTTGTATCGGTACATTTGACAATTTGCTTTAAGTAAAGCTTATTATTAGCAGGATATAGAAGAATACCACCATTTTTATACAGACTGTTTTTGGGTCGGTTGGAAATAGTCGGGTCATCATCAGTGATGCCGAAATTTTGCCAGTTGTCTTTATTTATCGTAGTGACATAGTTTGTATATTGGTCGCGAATTCCAATTTCAAAATCATCAGTAGTGAAATATTTAGAAATGTCTTCATCAAACGTGAGAGTAATAGTATATGCACTAGTTTCTATATTTTCCTGATATGTATAATTCATATTATATTTATGATTAAAATAAAAACCCTGCCAGAGGCAGGGTCTTTATAAAAACGTCCGTAAGGATTAGCCTTCGAGAACTGCAACACCACGGTTACGGTTGATAACAACCTTAACGTCGATGAATTCAATTGCACTTGTCGGTACAAGAGAAATATTAACGTTCATGATTGTTGGATCTTCCGGATCCTGTGTAACACTTAGACTGAAGGAATCCAAACCTTCAGCTGCCTGAACACGCTGGAGGAAGGAATCAATGTCATTACGTGCAGAAGAACGAGTGTTGACACTGTTCTGCATGAACAAGTAAGGAGTCATCATGTTTTCGAGCTGCTTTTCGATGTAGTTCAAGCAACGACGGATATTAATTCTGTTGAGCAAGCTGTTCTTCTTGAGAGCAGTCTTTTGACCCCAAAGAACTGTACCGTAGCCGCCACAGTCACGAGTACTGTTGACATTGTTATCGTAAAGCTGACCGATTTCGTCGTCAGTCAAACGGAGGAGCTGTCCAGTTGTGTAGTTGATGGTACCACGAGCAACACCTGCAGGAGCCATCCACGGATAGGAGTAGGTATCGCAATATGCCATAGCACATGCACCAGCAACAGACTTAGGCAAGTAAATCCATGCAGCGAGAGTTGCATTGTAGTATTTGTCGTAACCTGCATATTCAGCTACGTAAGAACCGTTGTTGAAACTAAACATCTTAGCTTCAGAAAGCATTTGCTTACAGGTCTTAGCAGCCTTAGAAGTAACCTGAACAACACCAATATCCATTGTACGTGCTGCTGCAATTTCAGCAATCTTGCGCTGGTGAGCGTTATAACGCTGCTTACCGTTGAATGTATCAACTGCATCAACGTTGAACAAGATATCGAACTTTGCCTTCTGACGGTCAGAGTAGAAGTTCAATGCAGCAGTCTTTTCAGACATATTGTTCTTTTCAGAGTTCTTACCACCAGTGAGCTGGTAGATAGAATAAGTCTGACGAGGTTGTTCATATTTACCCTTACAGTTCATTGCCTGTGTGACAGAAGAACGGGAAACGTAAATGTAATCAGAGTGACCGTTAATTACAGTTGGAGCATAGAGGCTGTTACCTTCAGCATCCTTTGCATACGGGTTAGTAGATACAAACCAGGATTCAGCAGGGTCCTTAAGCAATGCATCCATACCAGTGCCCCATGCACCTGTAGCAGTCTGAGTTTTGTTCTTAATATAGACGTTAATACGGAAAACTTTTTCCCATGTAAGACCTTCTGCACCTGCGTCAACCTGGTCTTCATCATCATAAGAATACTTCCAGTTGAAAGCGTTCTGATGCTGGAGAGCCTTGATATTTGCACATTCAGAAGTAATGATACTTACACCAATATCGTTACCATATTCACCAGGACCGATAGATGCGATAACAAGCTGGTTATCGAATACAGAAGCATAGCCTTCAATATCACCATTACCAGGTTCATCTTCAGATTGGGTGAGAATAGTATAACCATCTGCATATGTCTTATCAACAGAGTTGACAAGGTAAGAAGTCGGAGTTGCTACGATATTGTTGAGTGATACACCGTTTTCAGTGGTCCAACCTGTCTGGATAGGTAAGCTAGCTCTTTCCGGATGGTCAGCTTCATAAACAGCCAACTTAGAAATTGTTGTATCAGCCTTATCAGCGATGATAAAGAACAAGTTCTTATTGACCTTAATATCTTCTTTCTTTTCCTTGATAATACGTTCCATTTTTGCGTTTTCAGGAAGTACAGAATAGTAAGAAAGGTAAGTATACTGGTTGATATCAGAGATATCAGTTACACCATACTGGTCCATCATGTCGTTGATGACCTGACGAGGACAACGGTTATCTAAATATTCGATTGGATCGTCGCTTGTGTTCTGATACATTGCAGAAACTGCAGATACAAAGAATTCATCAAGCGGTTCATCATCATCGAGCTGTGCCTTACCGATAATTGCATGAGTTTCGTCAACACTAATGAATTCGGTGAAAGACATACCGTATGCGCTTTGATTATAAACGCCATCGCGTTCAAATGGAACAGAGTCGATGTAATAAGACTTAGGTGTAGTCGGATCTTCCCAGTCCATAATTGACATCTTATATGCGCTAGTATAGCCATAGTTATCGGTTAAGTTGTTGTCTTCCCATTTAGCAGAGAGAGTATTCTTCGGGTCATAGAAGTTCTTAGACTGGAAGATATCTTTGTACTTGATAGAAGAACCGATAGCATCCCATGCAGAAACTGCACTATAGTTGCCCCAGAAACTGATGTTAGTGGATTGACCATTTAAAGTATCATCCTTAGGAACAGAAATTGTAACCTTAGCTGCAATGTATTTCTTTTCCTTACCTTCTTCACCAATGGAAGTTGTAGTAACGTTAGCAATTTCAACCATGTTAGAGCTTACGCCACTTCCAACCCATCCAGATGTGTTGAAAATTAACTGGTTTTCAAAAATTGTCATATTACCCTGAAGGTCAGTTGTAGAAGGATAAGAAACGTGCATACCCTTAAGAACATCGCTGTTCTTGCTAGGCGGATAGTCAGGATTCCATGCCTTATAAACAACTAAGTCACAAGATTCGCTGAAAATATCATTAAATTCTGCATAGCGAGCTTCTTGTGTCATAACGAACGGGTTAGTCTTTTCCATCTGCCAGTCAACGATACTCATTGAGTCGACGTCAGTAATTGCAGATAATGGTTGGATTAACTTGAGCTGATAATCTTCTTGGTTATCAACATATTTGAAAACAGAAGTATTGATCGAACGGTTGGTAGCAGTAACAGATGCTTCTGGGTATGCAAACTGGATTTGTGCATACTGTTCATCGCCCATAGTGCAGCGGACTGCAAAAAGCTGGGTAGAATTAGCAAAATAGTTTTCTGCTGCAAAGTGACCGTAGTCAGTCAATGTTTCTGGTTCACCGAAAATTTCGGTAAATTCACCATAATTCTTCGTAACGATACGCTGGTTAACAGGACCTTTGTTGGACTTCATGACAATAGCGCCAATGCCCATGCCTGCTTCAGATTCGGTACGAACGGTATTATCGATTTCTGTAAATCTAATACCCGGCACTGAATATTTAGCCATATTTTATTTTCCTTTAACTTAAATTAATAAACAAAATCTCACTCACTCACAAATTTTAATATACTGATAATATATTTATATTCTAAGAAAAACCAAATTTGATTATAAATACGTATTGGTCCTTTTGCAAGTAACCTATAGTCGAGGTTGCTTTTGTATTTCTTATAAATAAAACAAAAAGCTTTTTATTTTTTAAAGGAGAACTTAATTTATGGCAGAAGCTCAAAACAATATGTCTGTGTTTACAAGTTCCATTGTAAACCTACCTGACTTAGTGAAGCAATACCTGTTCCAAGTAAGATTTTTGTATGAGAAGGGATCCGCACTTTCTAGTATTCTCGATTCTGACGATTTCATGCTTCGCGCAAAAACTATGACATTGCCACAGAAGGACTTTAATACTCTTGAAACTCATTACATGGGTTCTAAGCTCGTTTACCCTGGTAAGGCAACGGTTGCTGGTGAATTTACCGTTCAGTTCGATGAATTCCAGGATTTAAAGATTTCTACCGCACTTCATAGATGGTCTAACTTGCTCTTTAGTCAGGGCTTTAAGAACGATATCGATGTAACTGGTCGTATCACTGGTGGTGCATCTTCTAACTATGCAAAGGATTATACAGCATCTGTTGAAATCTTGCTTTATGATTCTACATTGAAGAATTTGCTCCCGATTAAGTGGGTGTTGTATCGTGTATTCCCTAAGACTGTTAGCTCTTCTGACCTTTCTCAGGAAGGCGACGCAAAGGTAACACGTTCTGCAACGTTCTCTTACAGTAACTTCGAAGTCGTATATACCTAATATAATAAAGGCTTAAAATAGGACCTGGCTTATTAGCCAGGTCTTTTTATTATAAATAATTGCAAAGAGGTAATCTAAATGAAAACAGATTTTGAAAAATTTTACGCCAAAGTAATTAAGGGCTTAAAGAAAGCAGGGGTTGATATTCAGGCTAACCTTGGTAGAATTAGCGATATTATGACGGATTTCTATGACCGCAGAAATACCGATATGCGTTATATTGTTCAGAGTATTAAATTTGAACTCGAACGTGGTTTTGGAAAGGAGAAATTTCCGGGTATTCGTGAATCTGCTGAGACTGATTTTATTACAGAATATGATAAGAACGAAGAAGTTCAAGCATTTGTTGATCAGGTTTTGGATGCATTAGATAAGTATGGTACGTCAAAGGTATATGATTATTATACAAATCACCGTAATGAAATCGCAGCATTTATGGATGATGATATGGCGCCAGAAGACGTCGCAACTGAATTAACTGAATATTTTGAAGAAAATGGTGAACCCGAATATGACCCAGAAGCTGAAGATTATCATCGGGAAGAAAAAGAGTACATGGATGATAAAATGAGTCATTATAATGACGCTATGGATATTAAGGCGGTTAAAGAACTACAGAAACTTCATGGTACAGATGACTTTTTAACACATCCAACTGGCGCTGACGGACAATGGGCGACAGAAGAATATCCAATATCATGGGCGATTTCTGAAAACGATGTAGCTACATTGGAAGAATATTTTGAAAATGGTATTCCATCACGTTTAATTTCTGGAGATGAAGAAGACGAAGAAGTTATTCCTTGGGAACAGCAGTATAGCCAGGAATTCGAGCAGGATTATTCATTATTGACACGTAAAGTTGCTATTGAAGGTGAATCTATTGATGATGCGATTAAGTTTATGTGTCAAAATGTTGATAATTTCATTGTATCACCTTATGACTTATATAATTTGTTTGTTTCGAGTAAGTCTGGCGATGATTGTTTGCACGAATTAGTCAATAATTATGCAGAAACAATGAGTTCAAGTGATAGAATTAAACCGGTTTCATATTTCGGTGATAATATTAGTATTGATGACATTTGTATATTTGTCGAAGACGTACTAATGTAATATAAAAGCCATTATAAAAATGACGGCTCGTTTTGAGTCGTCTTTTATTTTTTACAAAAAACTGAAATTTCAAAGTATAAATAAAATATAAAAACAGATTAAGTTTTTAAAATTGTCAAATAAAATATTGGAGGATTCAATGGACAAATTTCTAGAAAAGCTTTCAAATGTATGTTCCGCAGAAGATTTGAATGACATCAAGAAGATGTTTGAAACTGCGGTTGACGACAAAGTGAAGGCTCGCATGGACGAAGAAGCCAAGAATCTTGCTCGTAAGGCAGATGAATTCTGTCAGAAGAAGATCAAAGAAGCTGTTGAAAAGAAAACTGCTGAAATCGAAGATATTGCTAACAAGTATTGTGCTGAAAAGTGCTCTGCTCTTGAAAAGGAAGCAAATCAGAAGGTTGAAGCTTATAAGAAGAAGTTGGAAGATACTTCTGAACAGTATATCTTTGAATACTTCGATAAGAAGTTCACTGAAAAGTACGGCGAAGAACTTGAAGCTCTCGAAGAAAAGGTAATCACTGGCCTTGATAAATACCTCGAATACAATATCAATGAAAAGATTGACCCAAGCTTAATCAGAAAGACTGCTATGACTGAAACATATGCTCCGATTATCGACGGCATCAAGCGCTTGTTCGAAGAAGAATATGTTCCTATGGATATGTCCGGTTCTAAGAAGGTACGTGAAATGAAGGCTGAAAATGCTGAACTTCAAGAATCTCTCAAGAAACAGATTTCCGAAAATATGCGTCTCGCTGAATTGGTTGAAACAGCAGGTAAGAAGTCACTTATTGCTGAAAAGACTGCAAGTTTGAGCGTTGCAGAACGCGCAAAGGTCAAGAAGTTCTTCAAGGAAAAGTCTTTGAATGAAACCAAGAAGGACATTGATCCGTATATCGAGATGATTCAGGAACAGACAGAAAGTTTCGAATCTATCAGACGTGAACGTGCAAAGTTGTTCGAACAGCGTTCTACACCTGTTCGTAAGACTCACTTCGTTGAAGATACGACTGCAGAAACCTTAACCGAACGTTACAGAAAACCGCAGGAAGACATCGATTCTGATACATTCCGTGCATCTCGTTACTGCTAACGCGAAAAGTCTAAAATTTTTTATATAAATAAAATATAAGTTTAATTGTAACAAATTTTATATAGGAGAAACATAATAATGAAAGTTACACAATCTCAAGCTACTATGGTAGAGAACTGGAGTAAGATGCCGGGCGGTCTTTCCGTTGCAGGCATTAAGGACTCTCTCGTTCGCTATAACACTGCACGTTTGCTCGAAAACCAGCAGACAAAGAACCTCGGTGCTGAACTTCTTACTGAAGACTTCACACAGGGTGTAGGCGCACCTCTCGGTCTTGACCAGGGTATTCCTCACGGTGGTGACGCTAAGGGCGTTTTCGCACCTATCTCTTTGGCACTCGTACGCCGTGTATTCCCTCAGCTCTTCGCTAATGTTCTCGTTGGTGTTCAGCCTCTAACTGGTCCTGTCGGTCTTGCTTTCGCACTCCGTTACATCTATAAGACCTCTAATCCTAATGAACTCGTTGAAGCTGCATGGAAGGCTGTTCCTCGCTTCTCTGGTTATACCGGTTCTACCGCTAACACAGACGGTGAATGGGATGCAGGTACTGGTGTTGATACTCAGTCTGCTGAAGGCTGGAAGATCACTGGTCCTACTTTCGGTTCTCAGGATCCTTCCGTATCTCGTAAGATGCCGGAAATTGGTTTGATGCTTTCTCGTCAGTCTATCGTTGCTAAGTCTCGTAAGCTCGCTGCTAGCTTCTCTCTCGAATCTGCAGCTGATATCAAGGCTATGCAGGGTATCGAAATGATGACTGAAATGATCAACGTCCTCCAGGCAGAAATGACTGCTGAAATGGACCGTGAAACTATCGGCCGTTGTAAGGCTCTCTGTACCCCACGTGTTTTCAAGAAGTCTGAAAAGACTCTTGCTGACAACGACGGCTTTATCGGTACAAACTCTCAGGAACGCTTCGGCATGATCATCACCCACATCATGAAGGGTGCAAACGACATCCGTACCGCAACTCGTCGTGGCGCTGCTAACATTGCAGTTGTTTCCCCAGACGTTGCTACTGTTCTTCAGTGCGCTAATCCTTGGTTCACTAAGGTTGCTCATGAAGTTAACGGCTCTGCTGTTACTCCGGAAATGGGTACCTTGAACGGTGTTCTTAAGGTCTTCTGTGACCAGTATGCTGTTGACGAATTCGGTCAGAACGACAATGGCGAAGTTCTCTTAGCATTCAAGGGCTCTAGCCTCTATGATGCTGGTGTTATCTTCTGCCCGTATGTAACTGGCGTTGTCAACCAGGCAATTGACCCGAATGACTTCAGTCCTCGTGTTGGTATCATGAGCCGTTACGGTTTCGCACACAACATGCTCGGTGCTGAAAACTACTACCGTCTCTTGAAGTTCAACGGCCTCTTCCAGGATGCTGGTGACATTCTCGAATGGTAATTCGGTTATCATAACAGAACAATTTTAAAAGTGCAAGTCTTCGGACTTGCATTTTTATTTTATTAAAATAATTTGTAATTTCTTTACAAATAACAAAAAATAATTTTTATAAATAAAATAGATGAATGCCCATAACGGTTCATTCATAAACATTATTTAAAATATAGGAGAACTATATCATGAAACGTAAAGAAGATCTATACAACTTGGGTAATGACTACGCACAGGTCACTTCCGCATATTTCGAAACCACTCATGTAGAAAATGGTGTCGATAAGGCATACAGTGATGGTTTGTTCCACTACACTCTTAAGCCCGCTTATGAGCTCTCTGGTGGCGCAAAAGCTCTTAACAAGCGTATCTTGAACAACCTCCCTCAGTCTGCTTGGGCAGAACCTGATTTCAAGGGTGTTGAATACTTCAGCGCTCAGACTGATGCTTCCGCTGTATTCTCTCCGGATTATGCAACTGGCATCGCTGATGACACTGTTGCTGGTCCTTTCAAGAAGGAAGACTAATCCAAGTCATACAACACATTTAAAAAGAGGTTCCATTTGGAACCTCTTTTTAATTTTAATCTAAAACATTTAGGATATCATCTACCTCTTTATTTCGTATATAAACGTATCCAGAAGACGCTTTATTGTATTCAGTATCGAATTCAGTCTCAGTAAAAAGAAAGTCTTTAAAGTACTTTTCTGAGCCGTTATGGTAATGAAATCTACATAGAGGCTTATTATTATAGAATGATACAGTTCCGCATAAAAATGTTTCATTAAATCCAAATAATATCATTTTTTCAGATATCTTTTGATAGTGAATTCCATGAATGTCGAAGTATTTTATAATATCATCCATAAAATATTTATGAAAAAACCGGACTTTACAGTCCGGTTTCTTTTAAATTGTCAATTTGAAGGATTAGCACCAACGACGGCCACCACGACCCCAACGGCTACGACCCTGGCCACCCTGCATGAGTTCGTTCAAGTAGAGTAGACAACCTGCGAGGTTACTACGCTTGCCAAGTTCATAAGTTACAGATGCAGTCCAATCATCGGAAACACCGTGACCAGTAAGACCAGCAACAGCATCGATAAATTCAGCTTTTGCGCCTTCAAGTCCGACGGACTTATATGCAATTTCAAACTTGCAAGGCTGACCAGTAATCCATTCTTCTGCGAGAGATGCAAGAGGACTACCATTCATACCATTGCCCATAAGACCAGTAGTACGACCACGGCCTGCTTCAGAAATTACAGTATAACCTGCGCGTTCAACGATTTCGCGAGCTTCTTCGAGCATTGCTTTCTTCTTAGCCCAAGGCGGTACTGTTTTATCTTCAGATTCCTTAATAACCTTGTAACCATTGCGTTCAGCAATAAGCTTTGCTTCAAATAAATTCATAGTATTTTTCTCCTTTAAAACGTTTTAATTACTATACATTATTTATAAATATTTTCGAGGATATTATTGCAATTAATGATTTTAAAAATTTTTTTAATGAAGCGGTTAGAGCAAGAAAACAAGCAGATATGAAATTAGATTTATTTATTGATAATATTGCAACTGGGGAAGAGGTTGAAAATTATTTTAAGTCTATTTTTAAAGGCATTAATAATTTTAATGTGACATACGGTCATCTCAGTAATGAGTATCAGACTACTGACACATTACATAAGGTATCTAATTATTATTTTGAAATTACTACCGATAAGGGAAATCGCAGGTCATTAAGTGTATTTGAACCGAGATTAACTACTAATAATATAAAATTTGTAAAAATATCATCAAATGAATGGCATATACCTAAACAAGATTTTATTGATGCTAATGGTAGGGAACATAGTTTAAAGTTTAAAGTTATTCTTAGGGGTCATAGTACTAAACGTTCATTTATTGAATTAACTGATAGTGAATCTGTTAATTATACAGATTTCCAGGAAACATTACAGTTTATATCTATTATTAAACATACACATATTAATGTTAATAATTTAACGTTTTTTTTTCACGAAATAATTTAGATATTGATTTTTGGATTGATTATTATAATAATGAATTAGGTGCTGAGCAAGCAAAATATGAGAAATCTGGTTTAGCAGGGTTAAATATTTTTACTAAATTCGGTATTAAGTCATCTAAGATTATTGGTTACGGTTTATTCGCTGGAAGTGACCTTGAAAAAATTATCAAAGATAAATATGCAAATGTAAATACGTCCGACCATAAATTTAATTTGAATTCATATTTTCCGTGTGATATATTTTTTATTACTGAACCAGTATCAGTAATTACAAGTAATTTTACATACGTTAAAACGCTAGAACAGTTGACTAATAAAATAAATTTATTAATTTCACAAAAAATAATTATACCAATTTCATTAAAACTTAATAGTAATAAAACATCAAAGGTATCTAATTCAGTTTTAGTAAATGATAGTAAAACAGTATTTGAACTTGCAAAAGAACCGACAATGGCGGCGAATATTAAGAAGACAATATGTAGTATACGCGGAACAAAACAAATGTCAGACCCAATTAAACGTAGGGCATCATCTAAAACGGCATTATCTATCCCATTATTTTTTACAAAATATAGACTGAGAAAGATAACAGGTCTTTAGCCTGTTATATGAATCAGTCTAAGTAACAAAAAATGAAAAGTAACTTATATAAATAAAATATAATCAGGGCAGGAACTGCCCGTAGAGCCTGTTGATACTGCAATCGTTAGCTTGCTTGAGCAGGAAGATTACACGTCTTTAGCGTGTAATTAGTTCAC